ATAGCGGTTGCTACAATCCAGAGGTTCATGTTCCTGTTCATATTATTACTCATATAAGGTTATTCATATTAGGTAGCGTTATTGCTACCTTGAATATAAGTATACCTTGTTCATTTTTTATGTCAACAGTTTTTTTAATATTTTTTTCATTTTTTTTATTAAATATTTATTTTTATGGGGTGTGGGGTGTAACCCCCTTTTGGTATGCTAATTGCGCCACCCCCCTCCCTCCCCATAGACGGCACATTTTGAAAATAGCCTCCCCAAAATAGAGCAAGGCTCCTTTAGAAAAAGCACTAGATAGGGTAAGCCTAATAGCGCCATTGCCTTTTGCCTTTATTGGCAAGGCATGGCTTAACAAAAAGAGTAAGCCGAAAATGCGCCTGGTCAGTGCTTTAAAAAGAGCACAGAGTGGAAGGATGCATCTCGTTGCAAATTCGGCAACCCTGGAAAGTGTCGTCAAAGTACTTGATGGAATGGGACAAATGCTTTACTTTAAATTTAATTGGGTGACTTATAAATTATAATGGAGTGGTTATGACGAATAGTGCTTTGGAATATTATGAGACGATTGCAGAGGATTATGATGAAGAAACGAAAAGCCCCGTGATGCTTGCCGAAGATATTGTGCTTTTTGATTTTCTAAAAAATGAAGGAATGCTTCGTGGAAGAGTGTTGGATGCCGGATGTGGCACAGGCCTCTTCCTGGATCAATGCTATTGGCCCAAGTGGGACATTGAGCACTATATTGGCTATGACTTTTCCAAGTCAATGCTCAACAAATTCGGCAAGAAGTGGCCCAGCTTCCGCCAGTTTATTCATCAAATGAGCTTCCTGGATGACCATGACAAATTCGGTGACACCTTTACTGCAGTGGTTAGCCTTTATGCTGGATTGAATTGCCTCACTAGATCTGAGATGAAACTCGCTTTTGAAAATCTTTGGGGTTGTGTTAAAAAAGGCGGCACCCTTTGCTTGATGACCTATGGTTCCTTGACTCCAGAGGAAAGAGACACTAGCCTACATACCATCTTATCTGACAAAAAAGGCTACCACTATTCTATGGTAGAGGACTTTGTTCTTTATGAATGGTTGAGATCCCTGCCACAATCCTCCAACCACAGAATACTCCCCTTTTCACAGCCATTGCCACCGGATGTGTCCGAACCGATAACTGGTTCAGATAACATGGGTTCTATTCTGTACCACAAGGATCGAATTGAAGAGGACTTGGAAGAGGTATGCCTTGAACAAGATACCATGCACTATAGCAAAAAAGGCGGCACCTCAAGAAAAGAGTGCTCCTTTTATCTATGCATTGCCGATAAATTTTAACCTGAGAAGGACTGATGCCGAGAAAGAAAACCGGAAACACTGTTTTAGATGAAGCCATTGGTAGAGTTGCTTGTCTCTATGAAGAAGGACATCGCATTGTGGTATCTTTTTCTACTGGGAAGGACTCTACAGCACTACTGGAAATTTGCATAATGGCTGCCCAAATGACGGGTAGATTGCCTGTTGATATTGTGATCCGTGATGAAGAAGTAATGTTCCCTGGAACTTATGAATTTGCAGAAAGGGTCGCAAATCGACCCGAAGTCAATGTTACCTGGCTTGTAGCAAATCAACCAATAATCAATGTTTACGACAGAAATAATCCATATTTCTGGGTTATGGACAAAGAATTGAGTCCATCCGAATGGATGAGAGAACCGCCCAAGTGGGCAACCTATATTAAGGAACAACATATTGAAGCAATGACAACTCCTGCTAGGTTTCCATTGCAAACGGATCAAAAGCTATATGCTGCAATTGGTCTTAGAACCGATGAATCCAGACATCGTTTATATGGATTATTTACTTCTGGAGGGTACATCACTAAACCAAATCGTTATAAGGTTGCTAACATCCGTCCAATTTATGATTGGACATCAAAAGATGTTTGGAAATTTATCAAGGAGTTTAACCTTGATTACAATAGGGCTTATGACGTTATGTTAAGGAATCGTATACCTAATCCTATTATGAGAATTGGGCCTCCTACTTCTAATCCTTATGGAATTGAGGCACTACGAATGGCTTCTAGTGCATGGCCTCAGTGGTTTGACAGGGCTTGCGAAAGGTTAAAAGGGATTAGAACTGGAGTGAAGTTTGGGATGCATGCCTTGACACCTACAAGAAAGTATGGTGAAACATGGGAAGAGTGTTTTCATAGAACTTGTGTTGATGAGGCTCCAGATTGGATTCGTGAAAGGGCCTTATTGACTAAGAAAATCTATATGAGAAGACATGCTAAACATGCTTCTACTGCATTTCCAGAAGTTCATCCTTGTATGAGTTGCACTGGAAATATTGCGTCATGGAAAAAGATGGCAATGTCATTGTATAATGGAGATCCTTGGTCAACAAAGGCATCATTTTTACCAATGGTAGAACCGGAATTTTTTAGAGAAGGCGCAGGTAACTGGAATGGTAAACCGACTTTTTAATCTGAAACTTTATAACCTATATAATTTTTTTGTATTCTTTCAATGAAAAAGGTTTTTGTATGAATAGTAAGCCTATTGAACAACAAGTTGAAAATACCACACCTGCTGAAACTCAACAGAGGGTTACTGAAAAAGTAAAAAAGAAGGGTAAAAGGGCTGTAGATAAAAAGAATAAGGCCTTAGAGACCTTAAATGTTGAATATGTTAATGTAAATGATATTCATCCTAATGAGTGGAATCCAAATCGACAAAGTGATCATGACTTTGAATTGCTTTTGAAGTCCATGTCTGAGGATGGCTTTACTCAACCTGTGGTTTGTATACGAACCGAGGATGGTAGAATTAAGATTGTGGATGGGGAACACCGTTGGAGAGCAGCACACTCTCTTGGGTTTGAAGAGATCCCTGTAGTGATCACTCCAATGACGGAAGAACAAGCAAAAATTGCGACACTTCGTCACAATCGTGCAAGAGGTTCGGAGGATATTGACTTAACTGCAGAATTGCTAAGGGATTTAGAGAAAGTTGGGGCTTTGGATTGGGCACAGGATTCTCTAATGTTGGATGATGCAGAATTGAATAAACTCCTTGAGGATATTCCTGCTCCAGACGCATTAGCAGGAGAGGATTGGAGTGAGGCCTGGGAACCTTCCAATGACAGGGATATTGAGGATGATGATGAGTTGGAAACTACTACAGAGACGAGAGAGATTAATTCTGGTGGTGGAGGAACTGTTGCTGCTGCATCATCCATTGCAGCAGTGGAGCGTCAACGTGAAAGAGAGAAGCAGTTGGCAGAAGCAAAAACTGCAGAGGAGCGTCAGGCCTTACGAAAGGATCACGATATCTTTAGATTGTACTTAACCTTTACTGGGGATGAAGCCACTGTTGTAAAGAAGGTTCTAGGAAACAGGGCTGCAGAGAAAGTTATTGAAATGTGTCAAAAGGAAGAACAATTAATGGAGGAGTGATTTGGGTAGAAAAACAAGCTTTCCCCAAGAGGAACTTGGGAGGATGAAAGCAAGATGGGAGGCTGGTGATGATATTGAAGATATTGCAGGTGAGTTTAATTTGACTTCAAGTGCTATTCGATATCATGCAAAAGAAAATAAATGGGAAAGTAGAGGGGCCTTTAAGGAAAAATATAATCAAAATACCTTAGAGGCCAAGAGAAATGTTGTCATTGCAGACAAGGTTGAGAGATCCCTGCAAGAAACAGAAAAGTTTATACAGGATTCCGAAAGGATTCGGATGTTGATTCTTCAATTTCAAGGAAGGATGTTGAAGAATAGAGATCCTGCTACAAACGAGTTGATTCTTGATAAGTCAGAAGGGGATCTTATTTTCCAATATTTAAAGTGCTGTAAGATTTCTATGGAAACTCTTACGATTGGATATATGGGTAAGCGTAAGGCCCTTGGAATGGATGATGTTGTGAAGAATGATGTTACTGTTCTACCTTGGGAGGATTGATGCCTCTTACTGCTGCGCAGAAAGATATTTCTGAATCGGATGCTAGATTTAAGGTTGTAGCTGCAGGAAGGAGGTTTGGCAAAAGTTTTTTGAGCCTTTCCTTAATGGCGAAGGTGGCTCGTTATCCTTATTCTCAAGTATGGTATGTTACTACAACGTATTCTGCTGCAAAGAATATAATGTGGTCTTACCTAAAGCAAAAACTTCAGAAGTTTGGATGGGCCAAATCCTTTCATGAAGTAGCACTACAGGCCAATTTAGTGAATGGTTCTGTGATTTCTTTAAAAGGGGCCAACAATCCAGATAGTCTTCGTGGAATTGGTTTGGATTATTTGGTTTTGGATGAGGCGGCATATCTGGATGAAAGAGTATGGACAGAAGTTTTGCGTCCCACTTTGTCAGATAAACAAGGTGGGGCCTTATTTATTTCAAGTCCTTCTGGAAGAAATTGGTTTTATGATCTCTGGATTGCAGGACAGGATGAGGATGAAGAGGATTGGGAATCCTGGCAATATACAACACTGGAAGGTGGAAATGTACCTCCAGAAGAAGTAGAGGCAGCAAGAAGGAATTTGGATGAAAGAACATTTGAGCAAGAATATGAGGCAGAGTTTGTTACTTACACTGGTTTAGTATATTATGGTTTTAATTATATGGAATCTGTTGTGGATCGAGAGTATAATCCAGAAGAACCAGTTTTAATAGGAATGGATTTCAATATTGATCCAATGACTGCAACAGTGTTCCAAATGGATGAGTATGATGGAACTTTATTTCTTGTGGATGAAATTGAAATCTTTGGTTCAAACACTGATGAAATGGCAGAAGAGATTCTTTGCAGATATCCAGAAAGAGAAATTACAATATTTCCAGATCCTGCTTGTGTTCAGACAAGGACATCTGCTGGTGGAAGGACTGACCTTTCTATTTTGCAGAGTTATGGATTTAAGTGTAAATTTCGCAGGAAACACCCATTGGTGAGGGATCGTATTAATGCAGTGAATTCTGCTCTTTGTTCTGCAGATGGAAGTAGGCGTTTATTGGTTCATAAGGGATGTAAGCGTGTGATTCATGCTTTGGAAAGGCATTCTTACAAGAAGGGTACAAACCTTCCTGAGAAGGGTGGAGATAATGATTTATCACACATGACAGATAGCATTGGTTATTTGGTTGAGTATCTTTATCCAGTTAATAAACAAGAAGCTGGAACTGCTGACATTTATGGAGTTTAAGAGGAAGAATGTACTACTATAATACAACAAATCGTTCCGCACAGATTCAGTATAATTCTGTTCATCCAAAATATAAGGATTACTTGGACATTTGGTTGAAATGTAGGGATTGTTTTGATGGAGAAGAAGCAGTAAAGGATAAGAATCAAAGATATCTTCCTTTTTTGACAATGCAGGAGTCCAGCGAATATTACAATTATAAGAGTAGGGCCATATTTTTGAATGTAATGAGAAGAACCATTCAAGGATTAGTTGGTGCGGCCCTGCGTAAAACTCCAATTATAAAAGTTCCTGCAAGAATGGAGTCCTATCTGGAGGACATGGATCTTCATGGAATGACAATTATGGAGTTAATCCAGAAGTTATTGACAGAGATGTTGGTGACAGGAAGAGTTTGTGTAGTTGTGGATCGTCTTGAAAATAGCAGATGTTATACATCCTGTTATTCTGCAGAATCGAATATCAACTGGAGATATCAGGACAAGACTCCAATTATGTCTGTTTTTGCAGAAGAGATAGATGTTACAGAGGATGGGTTTTCCCATGAATTGAGTAATCAATATCGTGTTTATGATTTTGATGAGGATGGAAATTTAAGGGTTCGTGTGGCCTTGGAAAAGCTCCCAGAGGAAGAAGATGGTGAAAAGGGTGATGAGGCCAGTAGGGACTTTGAAATTATACATGAGGTTTACCCTTCTTTTCGTGGTGAAGGATTAAAGGATCTACCTGTTTTTGTTTTCAATTCTTCTGGGTTGGGGTTGGATACAGTGAGTCCTCCTCCTTTAGTGGATCTTGCAAATATTTCTCTTTCTCATTATCGTACATCTGCTGATTTAGAAAATGGCAGACACTTCACATCGTTACCGCAAGCTTGGTTGACAGGGGTTGATAAGGATGATTTCATCAATGGATTGCACATTGGTGGAAACAAGGCCTGGATCATTCCAAATGAAGCGGCAAGGCTGGGGTATTTGGAATTTTCTGGTCAAGGTTTAGGTTCATTGGAGAATGCCTTAAAGGAAAAAGAGGCAATGATGGCAGTAGTTGGGGCCAGACTCCTTGAATCTAAGAAAGGTGTGGAAAGCGCAGAAACATCCAGAATTCGTCAAAATATAGAGACAAGTGTTTTATCTCATATTGCAGTCACCCTTCAAAATGGTCTTCGTAAGGTACTAGGGTACATGGCCCAATGGGAGGGATTGAATGCAGATGAAGTCCATCTTGAACTCAATATGGATTTTGTGGATGTTCGTATTCCTCACCAAGAGATCATTGCACTTGTACAAGCGTACCAAATGGGTGGCATTTCTATGGACACACTTCTTTATAATCTCAAGCAAGGCGAAGTCATTCCAGATGATGTTTCAATTGATGATGAACGAGAAAAAATAGAGATGGAACATGGATCAAATGACGATGGCCCAGAGGACAACAGGAGCGAAGTATTACGAGATACCGAGCAGGAAAAGCTCCGAAAGGCCCTTTCCGACTCAGGGAGAGGTGATTGATTTAATTCTTTCAAGACATATAAGAATTGTTAAGTTTGCAAATTATGTAGCAAATTCAATTAACAATGAATTTATAGGATTTTGTAATGAGTTGGTTAGTGATTTATTGATTGATGCAAAGGATTCAATATTTGATGATTCTATTAGCAGAATTGATAAATTTTTAGAGAAGATGCATGTTAAGTTTTATCAATTAACAAAAAGAATAGATTTGTTATTGGGAGAGAACATTGATTCTACTTTTAAAAGCGAGATCTCTTTTTTGGAACGATCCTTCCCAGGATTGTTATACGACAGAACCAAGTCTCCTTCTCATGAATTATTTGGCGTCCCTTACAGGGATCATTTTTCTGTTATCTTTACTTCATTAAGAAAAGACATTACATCAAATTATAAAGTTTCGATTTCTTATAATCATCCAGATTCTTTTTTATTGGACAAGTTTAGGGGTAGTCGAAAATTCAATTATAAGGATAGTATTTTTGCTAATTATCACAATAAGTTAAAGTCTCTTGTCAAGAGTATTATTCTTTGTTTTTCTTCGGAGGTTCGTTTTTTCTTTTATTTTAAAAACCAAGAGAATTTTCCTTTTTTCCAAGAATCCCTTCCTCTCTCCGAATCTAAGTCCAAGAAGAAAGATTCTAAATTGGGCGTTTATTCAACCAGCGATTTTTCTCCTAGAAATAATTCTGAAGTTTGGAAAGGATGTCTTCCTCATTTTAATTCCACATTAACACAAGTTCCTTTATTTAATTTGGAAGAATCCAATAATTTTGATTTCAAGAATTGGTTTTATTCTCAACCAAAAACTTTCCAGAAGGAGGTGTTGGGAGAAAAGAGATTTAAACTAATGTTGAATGACAAATATTCTTATTCTCAGATTTTTGATTTTTCAAGGTCAAATTTAAATGGTGCAAATTTATGATTATAATGGATTCTATTAAGGATGGTTATTCAATTGGAACTAGTCATCATTCTCATTACGATATTGATTCTTTTACTGGTGGTTTGGAAGTTTTTTCCAGATTAAATGGTGTCAACTTTGAATTTTCAAAGTTGAATCATCATGTATTTTTTGAAGAATTTGATGATTGTGAGACCCATCAATTAGGGATTCCCTTTAATTTTTCTTTAGTTTATCAAGAAGGACTTGATTTTGTCGAAGGAAGAGACTGTATCAAGATTGATGTCTCTGAAAAAGAGGCATGAAGTATTCAACCCATACAGAGAAGCCTTATTTTTAGTAAGGAAGGTTGAAGAAAAGGGTTGCTTCATTAAGGATTACGAAGATCCTGAGAAGGCCCAAGAGGTTGTTTTAAAATTGAATTCTCTCTTGTCTTATGATATAGAGGGAGTTCAAAATTATGGTGCTCTAGTAGTTAGAGAAACCGAAGTAAATGTTTTCTCTTACTGGAATCCTATTTCAGAAGAAGAGGAGAACAAAATCCTAGAAAGGAAAAAGAGAGAGTTATGGAACAAGCACAGCAAGAAGCAGCCAGCATGGTACAAGAAGTACAGGCAACAGCAGGAGGAGAAGCGCAAGCAGGGGTCGAAGTACCTCAAATAGATCTTGGAGATGCGGAAAACTTTAGTCGAGATCAAGTGCAGGAGATTGTCAACAATGCTTTGAAAAGCGAAATTGTTGGATTGAAATCGAATAACCAGGCCTTGAAGGATGAGAAGAAAAAGGCACAGGATCGTATTCGTGAGTATAGTGATATTCTTAGTAGTTTTGGTGGTCAAGAAGGCTTGAATCAACTACAGGCCCTTAAGCAAAAGATTGAGCAAGATGAAGAGTTGCGTCTATTTACTTCTGGGGATCGTGAAAAGTATAACGATAGAATTTTGGCAAGGGCCAAACAGGATCATGCAAATCAACTAAAAATGTTGAGTGAGGATCGTGACAAATGGAAGGGGCAAGCAGATTCTTTTGTCAAGAAGTTCCAACAAAGAGAAATAGAAAAGTCAATCATGGATGGATGTGCAGCATCTGGTGTAAATCCAAGGTATTATAAAGCGATGAGTGCCCAGGTTCGGGATGACATCATCTTTGATGAAGAAACCGAAAGAGTCATTGTTAAGGACAATGATAATAATTTGCGTTATGGCAAGGATGGTCAACCAATGCAGGTTGGAGAATTAATTGATACTCTTCGTGATGATCAACCAGAATTATTTATGCAGTCCACTGGTAGTGGTGCAGTTGGATCTTCTTCTGGTGTTAGAAGGTACACTGGAGTGTCACAGGATGAAATCAAAACGATGTCTGTCAGTGATTATAAGAAGTTGCGTGAACAGGGAGTCATTCGTTGATTTATAGTGACATTTCTTTGTTTGAATTGCAGAAGCAGGGATATCTTCCAGAAGGGGCCTTTATAGGCCCTTCTAGTGTGGATTTAACTTTATCAAATTCATTTTGTATTCTTGATCCAAAACATGAAGAAGAGATAGATATTCGTGTTGAGCAAGAATTTTATGAATGGAATTCTGAATTTATCGTAATGGAACCTGGAGAATTTGTTTTAGCTTCAACAAGTGAGGAAATAGGAGTTCCTATTGATTGTGCTGCATATGTTGAAGGAAGGTCTTCTGTAGGAAGAATTGGAATACAAGTTCAAAATGCAGGTTTTATTGATGCTGGATTTCGTGGTCAAATAACATTAGAACTACAAAATCAATCTAAGCACTTTATTAGACTTTATTCTGGAATGAGGATATGTCAATTGGTGTATTGTCAAATGACAACTCCTTGTTCTAGTCCATATAATGGTAAATATCAGTTCCAAAAAGGAGCAACTTTTTCTAGAATACATCAAGATGTAGAATTTTATGATGATTTGTCGTAAAAACTCTTGACATATTTATATATAACATTTAGTATTTTCTTACTTTCCCAGAGGGAAAACGAAAATCTCCCTTACGAGTTTCGCCTTTCTACGCAGGAGCGCAGTGGCCTTTAAAATAAGGGGCCTCCTGCATGGAGTGATCCCCACCGAAATTGATTACTCTATTCAGATAAGGATGGAACAATGGCGACTAGCTACGGAAATCAAAATACCTTTCTTACCCCCGATGTAATTGCAAGAGAAGCCCTGCTTATTCTTGAAAACAACATCGTATCTCCCCAATTGATGTCAACTTCTGCAACTTCAGATTTTACTGGTGCAAAAGTTGGTGATACCATTCGTGTACGAAGACCAGCCTTTTTTGGCGTAGATACGTTTTCAAGAAATTCTGGTTCTCCTAATACAGAAGTTATTATTCAAGATGCATTTGAAAACAGTGTAAATCTTGTAATTGAGAAGCACTTTGATGTTTCTTTTGAAGTTTCTTCAAAGGAACTTGCTCTAGCAGTTGATGATTTCAATGAGCGACTTCTGCAACCAGCAATGAGTGCATTGTCTCAGAAAATTGACCAGTATGCGCTAACCAAGATTGCGAATCTAGGTGGTGTATATACCGGAAATGCTTATGCTGCACCAAATACTCTAACAACAATTGCTGGTATTGTTGAGAAGATGAACAAGCAAAATATCCCAATGTCCAATCGTAAATTGCTTGTTTCTCCTGCAATGCAAACTGCCCTATATAATATCGAAGCATTTACCCGTGCAGACTTCCGTGGTGGTGGTTATGTGTCACCAGTTCAAGAGGCCACACTTGGTAAGTTCATGGGTATGGATGTCATGATGTCCCAAGTTCTACCACAGCATAGTGCTGGAACTGCTCTTACTGTTCCTCTAAGTGATTTGGTTGGCGCAATTAACAATGTTGCTGGATATAACGAAGGCGCAACAACAATTGCAATTGATGGCCTAGCAAATGCTACTCTAAATACAGATGATGGTATCAATGTTGGGGACACCATTTCAATTACTTACTCTGATGGTGTGGTTCGTGACCATGTGGTCACTACTGCTGCAGCGGTAAGTGGCGGTGGCGCTGTTGCTGCTTTGAATATTTTCCCTGGATTGTATGGTGTAGTAACAAGTGCCCCTGGTTCAAGTGGGAATCGTCCAGTAGTTGTTGCTGACAACGCAGTGATTACACTAACTGGTGGATCAAATGCTGCTCCAACTTATACAATGGGTGCTGCTTTCCATCCAAGTGCATTCCAGATGGTGTTTGTACCTCAACCAAACCCAATGGGGCCAGGCACAAGTTCTTCTACCGTGAATTATAACGGTATGAGTCTTCGTGTTCTGCAGAGTTATGATCATGTCAAGAAGCGAGATCTAATCTCTGTCGATTGTCTGGTTGGTGTTGCCGCAGTAGATGGGCGACTTGGTGTGCGTGTACCTTCAACTGGTGGTTGATCAGTTGGTATAAATCTTGGGGGTGGGTAACCACTCCCAATTTTACATTCCAATAAGGAGAAATCACATGTTGGTTACGTTATATAAGAATGGTGATGGTAAAAATCCTGTTCAAGCCTCTCCTTCTCAAATGGTGGAGTTGATGAACATGGGTTACACTAGAGAACCTGTTAAGGAATCTCCAAAGAAAATGGTAGTGAAGGCTGAACCTGTGCAGGAAGTTGTTAAGGAAGAGCCTGTTGTCGAAGAAGATTCTTCTAATAAGAAGAGAGGGTATCTAAAGAAATCAACATCTGAAGGTAAATAATGGCCTTGGATGCCACTATAAAAGGAAGTAGTTCCAATTCCTATGCAACAGTTGCTCAAGCAGATGCATATTTTGCAGATAGGTTGGGTTCTAGTTCATGGAATTCTATTGGTGATGAGATCATCAATATCTCTTCCGCAACAATAAGTGGTGTTTACAGTTCTGTTGATAATCAAACGGAAGTTACGGTTGCTTCTATTGTTGCTCCAAGTCCAGGTTTGGCCTTGGGGGATTCGATGCAAATGGTAACAGATGTTGTAGGAGTGGATGGAACTCACTTTATTACAAAAGTGGTTTCTTCTACTTCTTTTAAGTTTTTGGTTAGTGGTGATCAGAGTACAGTTTCTGCACTTACTTATCTGGATCGTTCAACTTATAGTGATAAGGCCAAGGCCTTAATCATGGCAACTCGTTACTTGGATCAATTGATGTATTTTGGTGAAAGAACCACCACAACACAGAAATTGTCTTTTCCAAGAATGTTTTTAACTGATCCAGATGCAACTGCAATGTATTGGGGGCAAGCACTTCGTTTGCGTACCGATTATTTTGATGAAAATACAATTCCAGATAGAATTCTATTTGCAACTTATGAGTTAGCTCTTCGCTTACTCAGTGATCCAGAATTGACAGGAGACCCTACGGTTCGTCAATTTAGAAAAGTTTCAATTGATGGTGTCCTCTCTGTAGAATTCAATTCTAATTCATTGGTCAGGCCTTTGGATCGGAATATCCTCAACTACATTTCTCCTCTATTGAAATCTGGTGGAAGTTCTACGGTACTATTAAGGAGATAGAATGGCATTCAATGACGATATGGTGAAATTGGTCTTGGATGTTTTCGATGGCTCTTTGATTCGTGGAATTACTGTATCTGTGGATGGGGTTTATCGTTCCGTTAGAAGTAGTGGAAGTTACAGTCCAATTACAGGAACCGTTACCAGAGAGATACAGGATTATACTGTAAAGGTAATCAAAAAAGCTGATTCTTCTGGACTTTCTTCTGGTTCTTCTGGGAAGGAATCAATCATTGACGATAGGTCAGCAATTGCAAAAAGGGATTATCTTGAATTCATGATTACACCTATTTCTGGAATACTTCCAGAACAAGGAATTGACGATGAGTTGATTCTTTCTGAAAAAACGTATAAGGTAATGTCGATTGAATCTAAGAACTTGGGGCCAAACAGATTAGTTTATAATTTAATTGCTGTAGGTTAAAATTAAAGTTTTTTGATTTAAATAAAAATGGCTATTAAAAGATCCACAGGTAGAAGCAGAAGTAAGGCGAGAGTAACTCTTCTTGATGAATTTGAGAATGTTAAGAAGAAGCTTTATAAAGATGCTTCAGATGTAATCCTAAAGGGATTTGCAGACATTGTGGAAGAAACTCCAGTTTTGACAGGTTATGCACAGTCAAATTGGAAAGTTTCCTGGGGTGGGACTTCTGAGTCTTCTGCTCCAGCAAAAGATGGAGGGCCTTATCGTAGTAAGGAACAAGTAATTGAGGATGGTAAATCTGTAATCAAGTTGATTGAGAAATACGGATTCCAGAATAATATAAAATTCTTCAATTCAACTCCTTATATTAACGAATTGGAAAATGGTCATTCTAGTAAGAATTCTTTTTTTATTAAGCGTAGTACATTGAAAATGAAAAACAGCTTGTCTGGATTAAGAGGTTAATGTGCTTTTAGTAGAAAGGGAAATTTTGGGGTACTTGTCTGATAATTGGTCAGTGCCTTCTCCTGCAACAACGCCAATTTTGGCTTGGACAAACTTTAACGTAAGTGTGAATTTCTCATCGGATCAAGATTATTTGGTTCCCATTTTGAGAAATTTGGATTCTAGAATTTTGGAAATCCCTGCGGAATGCGGAGCAGTACGCAGAGACTACGCAATGGGCCTGAACCTTCTCTTGAGGGAAAACACAGGAACAAGTGCGGCAAATGCTTATGTTGATGTACTAAAAAATCTCTTTGATAAAAAGGAGATTACTACATCAAGTTTCGATTATTCATTTTCCCCGCTTGAAATTGGAGCAGGGTTTGGTCAGGGGCCACACTTTGAACTTCCAGTTTCAATTGAATTCTTTGTTTATTCCTCATAATGAAGGAGAAGTAAGATGGCTTTAAGTACTGGATTAAATCGGAGTAGGTCGGCTATTGTCTTTGTGGTTAATGAAACAACCCCAGGGACTATTGCTGCCGATCCTGCTGATGCGGATCGTTTTGGACTAACTACTGCGCCTGTAATTGGACAAGCTGGTAACTATACAGATACATCGGAGATTGGCCCAGAGTTGATTTCTGTGGATCGTGTATTGAATTACATGGAATATTCCACATTTGATTTTGAGTTTTATGCAAAACCAGGTGGACATACAGAAACTACTATTGACCTAACTGGAATTTCAACATCACTAGTAGGTAGTACTGTTACTGTTAGTGTAACAGGAGATCCATCATTGGCTGCTGGAGACACAATTCTTGTCGCTTCTGATGAGGCTGCAGCAACTGGATATTTCACAGTAACAAATCCAACAGGAGCTTACGATTTTGATTTTGTTTGTGCAACAGCTCCAGGTGGTGCTCCAACAATTACATCTATTAAGAAAGTTGTTTTGGGTATGCCAGAAGAGCATAACATTCTTAATCGTTGTTTTGGTGGTGTGAAGTACATGAGTCGTAGCCACAATGGTTATTTGGCAGGTGCAATTAGTGGAACTGGGGTTACCCAATCCAATGCGGCAGTTGTACAGTATTATTTGTCAAATACGATTCAAACCATGACTGTTACTGCACGACAGTTTACCGATGATTCTGTGCAAATGTATACGGCAAGTGGATCACTACCAACTTCTTGGAGTGTATCTCTTGCAAAGGATGGCCCTGTTACCTATTCAACAGGATTCCAGGCCAATCGTGTTTATTATGCAGGTACGGCAGAGATTAGCGCTTCTGGTACTGTCGCAAATGCTGGTGAATCAACAGTCACTGTTACTTCTCCAAAGCGACACGCTTCTGATGCTGCTGCAACTGCAGAAGACATTGCCTGGTATCATTCTGCAACGATTGGTGCAAGATTCATGTTGAAAAACAATGGATCTATCGTTACAGATGGAAGTGGGAACAATAGTGTATTTGAAGTAAGTAGTGTCATTTCTGGAGCAAGCATAGGAATTACTCCTGTGGCAAATGCTCCTGTTGGTTCTGTCACTCTTTCTGGAACTGCATTTTTGATTCCTTACACTCCTGTACCTTGTCCAGATACAACTGCAATTCTTGACCAAAGAAAAGTGCAGGTATTCATGACAGATGAGTTGACAGGAACAGGACTTGATTTTGTAACAAGTGCAAATACTGAACTATTCAATTCTGCAAATGAGTTGGATGTGACTGCAGTTTCTTGGGATTTTGATCGAAGTATTTCAACTCCAGCATTGACAGAAATGACTGGTGAGGAATTCCCTCCTGCAAGTTATGTAATTAATGAGCCTACTGTTTCCGGTTCATTTACTCTCTTGCTTCGACCAAAGGACTTCCAGTTAATGAACTCACTTCGTGCCGAACCTCATAGAGCCTTTGGTGTGCGAATTGGTTCATTAGAAGGAAAGATTATCGAAATGGCTGCACCTTCTGTATTTATGGAGATCCCAACTCCTGCGGATGCAGATGGAGCAACCCAGATTGATATTCCTTTCACTGTGGTTCGTGGTGCAGAATGTGAGGATGCAGACAAGTTCTTCATTCGATATCGTTAATTTTTAATCAATGGCCCCTTCGGGGGCCTTTGAGGAGTAATCCAATGAAATTTTCTTACGATTTGAAAATCAACAACAAGAAAGCTTCCTTGACAATGGAAGCTCCATCAATGGATTCTATTGCTTCTTTTTATGGATTTAGTGGGCCAACTAAGGAAGTTGAACAAATTAAGAAAAAAGTTGATTGGAATACTTCTGTAGTTGATATTGTAAACAAAATAAATTCAATGCATTTTTGCAACATTGTTTCTTCCAGTAGCAGTGGGGAACCTGTAAAAGAAGAAGTTGTTGTAGAAGAAGAAATTTCTTCAGAAGAATCTTCTCAAGAAGAGGAGGGCCAGAATAGCAGTGCGCAGGGTTTTCGATACTCATGGAGTCTCGACAACGAACCGCATGGCGAAGCTGTTCCAGCCTCATCTGATAATGAAGAGGCTAATGAAGAAAAAGTAGGCGACTAGGAACGTTCCTCAAGGTTGCCCCATCCTTGTGTCGCCTTTCGACAAATGGGGCTTTCACTCTTAATTTATGGGGTAATTTATGGCTTTTGTACCAAGCAAACTGCAAGAGACATTTCGGATTCAATGTCCTGGTGCAGAAATGAATGATGATCTTAAAGATGTTTACTTTGAGATGCGTCCATTGACTCGACACGAAGTCTCTGGAATTTATGAAAAACGTGTAAAGAACAACAAGGGGATTTCCAAGTTTCTGGAAGACCAGTGGATCAAGTGTTGTATCTCTTGGGAAAATGTAACAGACGAGAGAGGTACAGCAATTGAGTGTAATGAGGAGAACAAGCGGGATTGGTTCCGCAACCCTGCATTGCAACCCTTGATTGAAGAACTTTTGAATGAGTTGGAGAACCGTTCAAGAGACCAACTGGGAATTCAAGAAAAAAACTAGACTTCCTGCTTAAACTCCATACAGGGAAGGTCACTTATGAAGAGGCCTCCCCTGACCACGGAATTTCAGCAGGGATGCCGTTTCGATTTGAATGGTGTTGTCAACATGCCCAACTATGGGAAGAAGACGATGCTGGCCCTCCATGTGATGTCTGTCCTCTTTCTGAGAATGAGCCAGACCCTTTCAACCAGTTTTGTTTGGAGCATTGGAAGATGCTTGATGTTACTGGCAGAGATAGAGGTTTTGGTGAATCTCCCCTCCGTGAAGAAGCCATTGACGCTCATCTAAAGCGTTATAGTGCAAACGATCCAGATATTTATGAATCTCTATTCAAGATAGAGATGAGTCTATTCTCACATCGACAAGAAGAAGAAAAGAAGAAGCAGGAACGAGAAAAGAAGAAAAATGAGGCAAAGAACAAAGGGCCTCAAAAAGGATATTCTGCTCCAGTTCCAAGAAAATCTGCAAGTATGCGACAGCCGAGAAGGAGATAATGGCAGCAACAATGGAAGTGATCCTAGAGTCTGGACAGGCTCAACAGGGTATCAATACTTTAAATAAGGGTTTTGCAAAGCTAGATCTTTCGATAAATAGGCTTGAGAAGACGATGCAAAGGATTGAACAATCCATTAATAGGATTGTTAAGCCTATTGAGAATATGGCAAAAGCTATTAATTCTATTGCTGCAGCGACAGGTAATTACAATGCTCAAATTACAGCATTGCAAAATGCTAACAAGGATTTAGCAAAACGTCTTGATGAAACAAATAATAAATTAAGAAACACTGCAGAAAATCTATCTGCAAAAGCAAAAGCCTTAAATAAGGCAAATAAAGAACTAGATAAAACGAATAAGGCTGCAGAAAAAGCAGGTACCCGTTTTATGATTTTGAACAGAGATCTTGGTGCTTTAAATTATACATTAAAGAGTATGAGTTTCTCCTTAAAGACAAATTCATACCTTATGACTACTCTTGCACAAGCGGCTGCTCAATTTATTGCACAGAATGTTGTTGGTTATTTGATTCGGATGACGGATCAATTCAAATTGATGGAGAGTAGACTTAGAATTGTAAATAATAATTTTGCAACTCTTAATACAAATCTAAGAAGTGCAGTTTCTGTTGCTATGGCAACAAGACAATCCTTGTTTGCAATTGGCAACTTGATGGCAAGGGTTGGTAGAAATTCAAGAGAACTGCAAAAAGATACTCTTGCACTAGCACAAGCAACTTCAACAATTTCAAAAGCATTCCAAATTGCAGGTGCAACTGCAGAAGAAGCAAGAAATGCGATTGTTCAGTTGTCGCAAGCCTTGGCTTCTGGAAGGTTGCAGGGTGATGAACTTCGTTCCATTTTGGAATTGGCCCCGACACTTGCAGAATCTATTTCAAGATCCATTGGTATTACAGTTGGTCAATTGAGAGCCTATGCAAGAGAAGGGTTAATTACGACAGAAGTAATGCTGGCAGCAATTGATGAATCCAGAGCAAAGATCAATAAGTCCTTTGAGGATATCAAGCCAACGGTTTCACAAGCTATTACGAATGTTCAGACTTCTGTTCAAGCATTGATGGGATTTAATGTATCCTTTCAAAAAGCGAATGATGCCCTGGCAAATAGTTTCTTGTCTCTTGCCAATTTTATTCAAAAATTTGCAGACAATAAGGATGTAATTGCTCCTTTTGCAGAAGCCTTGGAGAAACTTGCAAATAATATTATCCCACTAACAGCAGGTTTTGTTGAATTTGTAAAAGTATTTGGTGCTATTTCATTGGCAGCATATGCTGCAACAAAGGCTTTGAAAATATTTCAAGTCACTGCAACTCTAGTTGCAACCATTATGACAACAGGGCCAGCAAAAGGACTTATGGCTTTTGCTCAACTTGCAGTTGTCATCTTGAAGGTGACTGGACTATTTTATGCTCTAAATTCTGCTGCAAATGCATTTGAGAGTACAGAAAAAACAGTTGGTTTGGTAGCATACAATGCAAGGAATCTTGAAGAAGCACTTGCTGCTGCAGCATCCGAGATAACAAGAGTAAATGATGAAGCCAGAAAACTTGAGACTAGTTTATTAACTCCTGCAGAAGAAGCAACTATTGAGTGGAACTATTTGAATCAAGCATTTGAAAATAATGTTACTGCTCAAAAAGAAATTGCAAATGAAATAGAAGTTGTAAAGAAGAAAATAAAAGAGTTTTCTGGATCTGCAAGAGATGATTATGGAAGTGTTTTTGCTACAGTTGAAAAGTCATTTAAAGCTGTTGGTGTAGTTATTATGAGAACAGTTAAACTTGTTCTCAATTCATTTCAAGCATTTTATAAGTGGCTTAAGGGTTTAGGTAATGCAATAGCTGGAGGTGTTAGTTTTATTCTTGATAAAACTCTTGGTAATTTGCCGGATTCTGTTCAGAATTTCCTTGGAATTAATGGAATGTTTGAAAGACATTCTGAAAGAGCATTTGGAATGATGAAGAAAAATGCAACAGAAGCTGCAAATCATGTAAAAGAAGCATTTAAGCAACTTGGAAAGGCTACAGAAGAAGAGTTGAGTTTCATCGGCAGAACTCAAATTACTGATATGATGTTTGGAGAAAGTAAAAAAGATCTTGAAGGGCAATTATCTAATTTAAAAAAGTTGCAAGAAACAGCAACGATTAATGGCAAAAAGTTATCTGATGAAATACAGAAAAGAGAGGTTGAAAGACAAAAGGATGCTAAGGAACTTCTATTGAAACAACAAAGAGCTTCAACAGAAGCAGCAGTTCTTCAATATCGTTTGGAAGCAAGATTAGCGAGAAAAGCATTTCAAGAAGAATTCAACAATCCATTTGATATAAAATTTACACCAATTCAATCTGCTCTTTCAAAATTTGCGCTTTCTTTCCAAAAAGATTTCCAGAAGGAGTTGCAAACTCTTGTAAAAGAAGCATCATTTGATTTTGATAAGGAATTTTTTAGAGTAGATGCTCCCGATTCTTTGTTTAATGCAAGGAATTTTAAGAAAATGTTAGATGATTCTGGAATTGATCTAACATTGAGGAATTTTAGGAAGAGAATTTATGAAGATGGTTCTTCTTCAAAAATTAAAGAAAGAGGAGAACTAGAGACGATTTTGGGGTTTGATAGATTGGTGGATATGATTAAGCAGATTCCTGCAGTTCAAAAAGCAATTCAAGATGCAGGAGAAAAAGCAATTCTTCCAGAACAATTAGAGTTTAAGATTGAAGAGATTGTTGAAAAGTATGGCCCTGCTATAGCAGAAGCTGTTCAACAGGTAGAAAAATCATTCAATGATTTCTTCAAAAATACTGAGCTTGATAAAGAAACAACATTAAAAACACAAAGAACAAGCCTCAAAATTGCAAAGGAAAGAAGTAAGTATGTAGATGAAGAAATGAGCATGTTGGAGTTTAGGAAGTTTGATATTAAGGAAAGGGCAAAACTTGAAAAAGAGTTGTTGATGAACCAAATGTTGGCAATGGGATTTGATCCCGCTAACAAAAGAGACAAAGCAAGAATGGATGCTTTGGCCTTTCAAATTGATCAACAAACAGAAGTCAATCTTCTTCTTGCAGAAGAGGAAACAAGGTTGGCTGCAATTGAAAAGATAAAGCAGCAGGATACAGAAAATAGAAGAAGACAAGAGTCGATTGGAATCTTGCAAATGGAATCTTCCTTATTGAAGGGGAATAAATCTATTACAGAAATAGAAAATATCTTATTGCAAGAAAGAAATGAGATTGAAAAGAATATCTTGGAAGAAACTATTAAAAAGGATGGAGTTCTAAAAGCAGAAGCTGACAGGATGCGTGGGTTGCTGCTTGATAAGCAAAACCAATTGGAAATAGAAAGAAATATTACAAAAGAAGTCGATTTGCAAAAACAATTGCGAATGACAGAACAGGAAATTGCAAAAACAAAATTTGTTCAAACGATAGAAGCTTACTTCGACAAGCAACTCAAAGATAGATCCTTCGCAGAAAAAATCTTTGGCGATCCTAGCCAAATCAAAACCCAGTTAGAAAAACAATTATCCGCAGTAGAAACCTACCTAAAACAAGGTGTTGATATAGGTGCGTTGTACTTCAAGGATGGAAAAGTCCAAATGGATGCATCCTTGTTGAGTGAGGATCTTAGAAAGAATTCTACACTTATCAATAAATTGGTTGAAAAGAATCAAGAACTAATTGATGTAACAAATAGGTCTGTAACAGAACAGCAAACCTTTGGTGATTTCTTTGCAGGAGAGTTGAGAGGATTTGTTCAAAGTTTGCGAGGAACGGCAGGATTTTCTAATAGAAGGGGTGTTAAATATGAGGAACAGTCCAGAGGTGGATTGTTATTTGGGCCTTCTCATGAAAGAGGTGGAATTAAAGGATTTCTTGAAGGAACTCCTATTGAAGTAGAAGGTGGCGAATACATTATCAATAAAAAAGCAGTAGCCAAATATGGTATTCCCATGTTTGATGCTTTGAATACAATGAAATTCCAGGAAGGTTCAACAGGAGGAGTTACTTTCAGAAAGAAAAATGCTGGATTGAATAATCCAATGACATTTTTGTCAGGTACTGCTCCAAGGTTTGATATTACAAAAAGTGATGCATTAGAAATATATAAGAATATTCCAAAATATGCTACAGCATTGGCTGCTGGGGCCTATCCAGGAGATAGTGCAAGATTGGCTGCTGGTAGCCCAGAATCAAAATTTAGTCAGTCAATGGGCCAAATGGCTGAATTGATAAGTGGAACAAATATTAAAATTAAAGCATTTAAAGAAACAGTAGAAACAACAACAGAAAAAAATAAAGAGCAGATTCCATCAATACAAGCCATTACAGAAGCAAATAAAAATGCTCCACTTTGGAAAGATGTAGATCTTTCAGATAGTGGGAAATTCACAATGGAGAAAATGACGGCAGCAAATATGGCTGCTCAAAATTTTGAAACTTTTGAAAGTATCGACAAAACACTAAAGGAGATTAAGGATTCTGAATCCGAAGATGGCAAGAAAACCGGAGGAGGTTTTGATTGGGTTTCTGATATGATTTCTGGGGTTGGTAATGAACTGCAAATGTTGGTTAATGATCCTCTTACGATTATTGGAAAATATACTTATCAAGCCTTGATGAAGAATGAAAGATTCCAGAAAGTACAAGAAAGATTCTTTAATTTCTTTATGGGTGCCTTTGAAGGATTTGCAGAAGGGATTGCGATAGTTCTTGAATCCTTATTGGATGTGATGGAACCATTGAAACCTTTATTTGATATGGTAGGAGGTTTTTTAAAGAGTGTAGGTAGAGCATTAACTCAAGTAATTGCTCCATTTGGTCAAATATTTGAGATGCTTACACCTATTTTGATTTATGTTGCAGGATTTCTGCAGGTTGTTGCTCAATTGATATCGAATATATTCGGTTTCTTTGGAATGGTCTTTAGTTCTGCTATTGAAGTTGTTGTGGATGGAGTTGGTAAGGCCTTTGGTTATGATGATTTAACAACAGAAAAATATAAATCCTTATCTCTTTTAAGACAAGAGAGAGATATTATTGGCGAAATCAATACTTCTATTGCTGGATTGTCAGATACTCTTTCAAAGATTCAAGATGTGATCTTTGAAATTATGAATTCTGCTTTGAACATTGCTGCTCCAGGAGTGAAATTAGAACTTGCTGCAGAAAAGTATAATGAATTGTATATGGCAGCAACAAGATTAGGTGCAGATGATGCAGCAATTACAGAATTCCAAAATTACACAAAGGCC